TCATCAATTGACCATCTTTTTTGTCCTTCCACTTTAAATATAATTTCAGTAGCTGTAGATGTATCTACATTATCAACAACCTCTACAGAAGAATCTCCTTCTTCTATTTTGTCAGTATTACCTGCACTTCCTCCTGAGGCATTGATTGTTATTTTATTGGCTTCTTCAACTATAGAAACACCTGTGCCTGCTTCTATGAGCGACTGTCCTGAAGAATCTTTTAAAGAAGATACTCTTATTTCTTCAAAAGAACCGCTAACTGAATTTATACCTTTCCATTTTCTGGTTGATATTCCTAACTCACCTTCATTATTTGCTCTAGGTACTAAATTTTTTGTTGCCATTTTATATCTGACTCCTGTTTTACTTTTCTAATCTAAATATATACGCTTTACTGTTAAATGTTGCTGTATTGTAAAAAATTAATATGACTATACTTAAGAACAAACTGCATTAGCTCTTGGCATAACATTACCTTCGCTATCAAATTCAAAATACTTATCTCCGACACTTGATCGATTAGTCATTGTATATTGAGAACTTTCTATCATATTACCGCTATCACCAAATATAGGACTAAAATCCATTGCAAATAAACCAGTATCCCCGTCTATTATATTTGTTGGTATCAAATTGTTCGAATCGTTAATGTCTTCTTCCCACAAACTAGCGTCTGATTGCTCTACATATAGAGAGCCACTGATTACGACATCGCCGCCAAACAATGCTACAGAATTTGGCGTGTTATTTACTTTACCACATTTAGAGCCGCTAACAAATAAAAATACGTCACTGCCAACTTTTGTCAACATATCTGTGGCAGTTCCACCTGTATCATCGGTTGCGCTAGTCGATGGATAAACTAAAATTTGCGGTGAAGTAGCGTCTGCGCCTATAATTTTAGTTGTTTTTATTTGACTACTTAAAAAATCTTTTGCCATTTTAACTTCCAATCACAGTATAGTAAATTGTTGCTTCTTCTAATTCACTTTTTTCTACAGAAAAGCTATTAGAAGTTACATTATTAATAAATATATTAATGTTTTTATTAGTAGTTATTTTTATTGCGGGTATTGTAGAATAATTTTTTTGAAAATCAATTGTAGCATTAATATTATTACTAGGTATTATCACTTTTCCAACTTCATATTTAGATGACATCTTAACTAGCCTTAAATACTTGTATGTGAACTTTACCTGTGAAATTTGCAGAACTTTCAACTATCATACTTGTTGTTGTCAAGCTAGTTACAAATATATTTACATTTTCATCTTCTGGAGTTAATGCAATCACAGGTATTTCTGTATATGTTTTAGTAAAACTATAAGTTTTTTGATGTTCATTAGTAAAAGTAATTATTTTAGTTTCTACATCAATACCTGACATACTTGCAACTTCTTCTTCAGAAAAACATTGTTTATAAACAGGCTTTACTCTTAAAAGAGGATAATTTTTTCGAATTCTATTGTGATCTTGTAGTTTAGATGTCATTTTTACTCCTATAAAAGCTTTGCTGCTGCATTTGCAAGATCAGATCTATAACCTTTTTCAAAGTGAACGTGACCTACAAGCTTTTCGTTCTTAAGTTTTTCTGTTACTATTGTCAAACCATTTGAAAACTTATTTACATATGGTAAATCTATCTGCTCAATATCACCTAATAATAATATTTTTGAATTTTTTCCCGTGCGTGTTATTATAGTTTTTAATTCGTGAACAGTTGCGTTTTGAGCTTCATCTACAATTATAATTGCATCATTGAAACTTCTTCCTCTAATATAAGATAAAGGTGCTACATCAATTGTACCTTTTTCCATCATCAAGTTAAAGTAAGACATATCTCCAAATTGATTCCTAAAATTGTCTACTATAGGTGACAACCAAGGCGCCATTTTTTCACTTAAAGAGCCGGGCAAGAAACCAATATCTTTACCCACAGTTTGAATAGGTCTTGTGAATATTATTCTTTTCTTTTTTTCTTTTTCAATTTCACTTAGCGCTGTCATTAGCGCCAAATACGTTTTACCGCTACCAGGAACTCCAGTCATCGTCATCAATGATATTCTTTCATCTAACAAAAGATTTAGCGCAAAAATCTGTTCTTTGTTTTTAGCTTCTATTTTAGTCTTTTTAAAAATATCTTGCTTTGTCGAAGCTAGAACTAGACTGTTGAATTTTTTAATAGTTAAAGCTGATGATGACTCTTCTTTTGATTTAAGGACAATACATTCATTTTCGTGTACTTCTGTAAGCGCTGGAACCTTGTATAAAGCAATATACTTATTATTGTATATGTCATCAATTATATTGCTTTCAACTTCAATCTGATTAATTCCTGAATATGTGTTTTTGTTTATTAAAAACTCGTAGTCAGCATAATAATCATTTGCTGCTATGTTTATTGCATCACATTTTACTCTTAGATTAATATCTTTTGTAATTACTATAATGTCTTCATAATCATTTGAACTTTTCCTAAGATAGTTTGCTGTTGTTATTATTAAATTATCATTTGATTTTGAATCTAGATTCTCTAATCCTAACCAACAATTATTTGTTTCTATTCTTATTGACGCATTTATTTCTTCAATATATATTCCCTTGTGCAAGCTACCTTTTTTTCTTAAATCATCAAGAAATCTATTGAAATATCTAGAATTTTCACCTAAAATTCCTTCTCTAGTCTTGAATTTGTCTAATTCTTCAAGCACAATAAGTGGAATAACAATATCGTTTCCTTTTAAATTCTCTATACAACTTCTATCGTATAAAAGAACACTTGTATCAATAATAAACAATTTTTTTGAGTTTTTAATAGCCATTATAAAACCTTTCTTCCACTTCTATAATACTAATTATATCTTAATAATAAATAGAAAGGTTTTATAATGGCTATTAAAAACTCAAATATATCTTGTTTCACAGCTCATAAAAATTGTGAAAAGTCTTGCGTCAATGAAAAGTGTAGATACTGGCATAACCTAGAAATGTCAAACAACTGTATTATCAACAAAATTAATGAAAACAAAGATTTGACATTACAAGAAATAGGTGAATTATTTGACATCACAAGAATGAGAGTATGTCAAATAGAAAAATCTTCGCTTGAAAAGCTAAACAGCCTACTTGCTTAAAGTAAACTTAACAAAGTCTCCAGATACTGACTTTAAATACCTTAAACTTTTTCTCAGTCTTACGCCTGCTGCCTTATTTCCTTTGTTTGCCTTAAGAACATCCTCTTCCATCGACTCAATTAAAAGTCTTACTTTTCCATAAAACTCACTAATATCATTTGGTACAAAATCTTCTTCAATTAAATCTGTCATATTATTTCCTTTCAAATTACTATATTTTCTTTTTCAATACCTTCAGGCTCGTTCTTTAGTACACTATTAATACTTCTCATTAGATTAGTATCTTCCAATTCAAAAGAAAGAAGCTCGATTATCTTAATGATTTCTTTGTCATTTACTCCAAAGCTAACTATTTCTTTGTTTATTTGTCTACATTTTTCTAACAATTTCAAATCATTATGATTTTTAGGATCTAACATCTAAAAAAACCTCTGTTGAATTTCTTTTTTAATTGAGAAATTATTGCCTTTAATATAAAGAATATTATAAACTATATTATTATCAATTTCATTTTTGTTTAATATTATTTTCCCGTCTTTATTATTTTCAATTAAATGTTCAATATATTCCCATTCACATAAGTCTATATCATTCTTTTCTAATTCTAGAACAATTTTTTCTTTGTTACGGGATTCTAAGTTAAATTTAATATCTTCTTTTGTTGTTACTAAACTTTTTAGATTCTCGCTTCCCCACTTAATTTCACTTTTACACGCTTCATACACTCTATGAACAATATCACAATTATTACAGATTACATACTTTTCTTTTATCTCATCATTTTCATCAATTTCTGAAAATACTTTAAATTTATGATATAAAATCTGAGTTTTATTTTTAAATAAATTGAGAACACATTGACACTCAATTAAATGTTTTACATATTCAGACATTATTATCCTTTCTAATTGTATATCCTATATTTGTCAATGTTTTATATAGATTGTTAGACAACTTTTCAGATATTAAATCTTCTTTTCTAGAATATATAACTTCATCTTCATCTTTTAAAAGTCCAAATAAGATACAACTATTGTAACATCTTATTAAACTTCTTATCTCTGATATAAATTTGATCTTCTGTTTAGGAATATTGATTTCTACAATATTAGGCGATATTCTATTTTTTCTTTTTAGAAGATACTTTTTAAGTTCTTGGTCTGAAGTCTTGATCTGATCATTAATTTTTTTAACTAACATTTTATTAATATTAAAAATTTCTATATTGTCAGCCTGCAACTTGAGCTTTTTACTACTTGTTTTTTCAACTATACCAGAATATAGACTATCACCAGCCTCTAAAGAAAAAAGATCAGTGTCTAAGGCTTCTGATATGTCTTTTAACAAAAACGGATCTTCATTGTTGAATTTTGCTATATACGGATATACTAATATGTTGTTTTTTAATATTATGTTTTTCAAAGAATTTACAGCATAGTCTGATATTCCTCTACAAATAAGTAACACGGGCATTTTTTGCTCGTGACCATAATTTATAAGTGACATTATCTCCGACTCTTTTTCAATGTATACATCCATTACAGCAGAAATATATTGTTTTGTTGTTTCTTGTTGGTTTGAAAAATATATTCCTCTAAATTTTTCATGAATAGATATATTGAATTTCGTGTTATTTTTCTTTACAATTGTAGTTTCAATATTACTTGTAGTCTTGCATGACAATGTTGCATCAGGACCACTAAATTTTAGAATATTTAAAAATAAATTAGAATATTCTTTGCTTGTAGAAACACTATCTAGATATTTCTTAAAGTTTTCTAGATTTGTCTCTGTTTTGACTTTTTCTTTTTTATTATTGTTACTGTTTAAAATGTCTAGAAGCTTTTCTACAACGTAATACGAACTCCCTGGATATAGGTCTTCTGATTTTATCAAGTAATTAAACAAAATATCTTTGTACGGATTGTCTTTCAAGACTTCGAATTGCTGTAGTAGGTAAGTGTAGAAAAAGTTACTTTCATATACAGCGTTATTCGATATAAATCTCAGTTTGCTGTTTTTAAATTTATTATTGAATTTTTTTAATTTATAGAATAATTCAAGAAGTTTATTGTTCATATCTCACTTTTTTTTATTATATTATAAGCCCAATCTAAACTTTTGTTTAAATAAGAAGGTAATTTTTTTAATGCTTCTTCTTTTGTCAAATAGAAAAATTCTTGCTTGTGCTCATAATTATCTATTTCATAGTTAAATTTTATTTCAATACTTTCAATAGAATGTATGTCTAATTTAGCTAAAAACAAAACTAAACCACTTCCGCAGATATGAGCTTTGTCTATCCTGTCTATTAAAAATCTATCTATATTTAATGATGTAATATTAACTTCTTCATACGCTTCTCTTTTAGCGCAGTCTAATATCGACTCATTAGCATTAAGGCCCCCTTTAGGAAAATCATATTGACTATTTTTGTCTTCCAAAGTAAGAAATAAATAGTCTTTTTCTAACTCGTCTATTAGTCCTTTTGTATTGTCTATATAACAAATTATTCCTGCGCCCGTAAGCTTTTGTTTGTTCATTTTTACCTCAATATTCGTGATAGTTTTTAAAAAAACTTTCTGGAAAGAGATTTTTAGATTTACCCTTAAGTCTTCTCCAGTCATCATCTAATATGTATGTTACAGCTGTATCTTTTTCAGATCTAATACTTCTTCCTACACTTTGTATTATAGTCCTTACAGTCTGTGTATCATACCACCAATTCCATTTAGACATTTTTTTCTTAGTTACTTTATCACCTAGATACGGGAAAGGTACCTTACATAAAATCTGGAATTTTGAAAGGTCTCCTTTTAAATCTACACCCTCTGACATAGAGGGCGATAATAAAACAGTCGGATTTTTTGAAGACATATGCTTTTTAAGCATCTTATCTCTATCATTACCATAAGCAATTAAAAGTCTGCTTTTATATTTGCGTTGCAACTTCTTATAAACACTCTCTGCTATTTTTATGCTATGTGTATGTATTATTCCTTTTTCGTTCTTGTGATTTTCAAGTATAGCATCAATTGATTTAATAATGTTCGGAAGTGTATTTTGCAAATTCTTATAAGACATACTTCCACACGAAGAAAATATTATGGGTCTATTATCTGTCGGGAATGGCGAGTCTTCTTTTATCGATACAGTTTTATCAAAAGGTAAACCTAATGTAAGACTAAATCCTTCATGCGAAATAATAGTTGCAGACATAAAAATAATATAGTCAGCATAGTCTAACAAATATTGAGTTGAATAATGAGAAACGTCTATTGGCTTAAAAACAAATCTTTTACTGTTATGTTGTTTTTCTTCAATGTCAAATATCCAATTATCTCTATCATATAAACTAATAAACTGCAGTATTTTCTTTTCGTGTGCAGATAACATATCGAAGTTTTTTGTTATTTTTTGGAACTCTTCTAACTTATTAGAAGTTATACCAAACTTTGAAAGTTGTTTACTAATGAATTCACATTTAGACTTTACTGCTGGATAGTATATATCTTTAATCCATTTATAAGCTTTAAACTGTGTATTTAAATCGTTAGGAACCTTTAATTTCAATATTTTATCTGAAAAGTATGATGATATACTTATTTCTATGAATCTAGAAAACTCGTTTTCTAGATTATGCGCCTCATCAATTACTAACACTTTTTTGTTTGGAACTTTTTGACTATAATTCTTTTCAGTTAAAAAATAACTAAAGTTTGTTATACCTAACTCTTTTTCAATAAAGTCTTTCTTTTTCTTTTTATACACACAATCATAACTACAATTATTGAATTTCTTAGGTAAACTATTAGCTCTTAACCCAGATTGTATTTCCTTACAAGAAGCTTTTTTATCATTCTTACAACTATAGTTTGAGGAAGAATATAATGACACAAGGCCTGATGTTTTAGAAAAGTCTTTCTCATATTGATCTTGCAATATCTTCTGTGTTGTTAAAAAATAAGCACCACTCTCAAATGTACCACTAAATTCTGAACTGTTGTTTATTGATCTTGCAATTGTCAGACCTATTGCAGATTTTCCAATCCCAGTACCACAGTCAACAATAGCATATTTCTTTCCATTTTTAAATTCTTTAAGAACTTTATTAATTACTCTTTCTTGCTGTTCTCGAGGTTTGTCATAAGGAAAATACTTATTCCAGTCATTATTATTCAAATTTAAGTCCTATATAAATTTAGAGGTATACAAATGGTAAACGAAAACTTAACTAAATCTGATTTGAAAAAAATTAAGTCATTAATTAAAAAAGAATTAGATAAATTTAAAAAAAAAGAAATTGAAAAAAAGGTCAAAGACATTATCAAGTCTGAATTTAATAATGTAGAAAAAATTGACAAAGATTTTGATTCTAAAGTTGAAGACATAACTAAAGAAGTTATTCAAGCTTTTCACGATTTATTATATAGAGAAAAGTATATATTAAAAAGGAAGGTTAGAAGATAAAAGTATTATAGAAAACTTTATTTATCATTTACAATTATTTTTGTCAAAAGATTTCTAATAACAACAAAGTTTTCTTCTTCATCATCATCTTCATTAAAAAAATTTGATGTATCAAAACCCTTAGCAGCTACAAGTTTCTCTGGACTTACTGATCCAGTGTCGTTAATTGTGCTTAACACACCTTTTTGCGTAGAAAAATCTCTCCCTAACTCTTCTTTAATTAGTTTTTTTTTACGTTATTTAATAAATTTTCTGAAATTTTGTTAATATCGTTGTTAGAATAATAATTTACTGTGTTATTTTCTTTAAAAACTTTTAAAATCCTTCTTACACTATCAATATTAAGCGAATTATTGTTTTTTAAACTAATTACTTCTTCTGTTAAATACAAAGATTCAGCTTTGTCTAAAAATATCTCACAATTATCAACTTCGAGTTTTTCTACTAACAAGCTATTCTTCATTATTTTCTCTCTTCTTATCTGAATCTTCGTCTCTATCAAATATTTCAACAGCTGCATTTATATATTTATCTAGCGCAGCTTGTCCTAAAATGTAACCAATTTGTATTATTCCACTTGTAATAACTACTGTTAGAAGGAACGTCAGTTCTTGAGTCTCTAATTTAGACTTTAAATGCATAAGCATATATATTATTATAATTTTCCAGCCAAAGTCTGCGATTAGATATGCTATAAACTTCTTGCTCTTTAACGGCGTTTTATCTAACATTGTCAATATTGTCCTATTTAGTATATTATAAGAATAATTATTAACATAAAGGCGAAAAGGCTAAAAAATGTCTTCAGAAAGAAAATATTTAAGAAACTTTGAAGAAGATATTCCTGACGAGCTTATTTGCCCTCTGTGTAATATAGACAATAAAGATTGTGAATGTGTTAAATATAATTGCAAATGCAAAATTACTGCAACAAGCTGTATATGGCCTGATTGCATTTGCAGTAATTGTCTTCAAATGCAAGACAAATGTGTGTGTATAAATGAACAATAATTTTAAAGATGCTGCGGTAGAGAATTATATTGCAATAGTTCTTACAGATATTATAGGAAGTACTAGATTCGTACAAAGAAACGGCTCACATGTTGCTGCGCAGTGGTTTGGTATTCATGATAGATATGTAATGAGTTTTATTGCTAAACACAACGGACAGCTAGTAGATGCAAGTGATGGTCACCTAATGTATTTTGGAACAGTCCAAGATGCTATAGCATTTGGCTTTGAATACAAAGCTTTCTTAAAAAAGAAAAAAATACCATTCCAAAGTAGAGTAGGAATTCATTGGGATAAAATGCTTATTATCAAGTCTGAAGAGCATATGGTTAGAGCTGGTGGTAAGAGAATAAATCTTGAGGGAATAGGTAAAAACATTGCTGCTAGAACTATGAGCATTTGTGGCCCTAATCAAATATTGTTAAGTAAACCTGCTTATATTAAGTTTAAAGAAAGAACAAGTTCAAACAGGTTCATTCCAAAAAATGCAAAAATAGCACTTGCAGGACTATATCAATTCAAAGGTGTTAAAAAGCCAGAACAAATATTTATTATGGGTCTAGAAGAATCACACATACAACCCCCACAGAGCGGCGAAAAAGTTAAAAGACTTGGAGGCGCAAGAAAAATCAAAGTAAGTTTAAGAAATAAAACAATAAAAGAAGTATCATGGTGGATTTTTTATAGGGTTTCAATAATTTTATCTATATACTTAGTTATTGGATTAATACACTCTTCAAATAGCTTTCATGCAAACAACCTGTTTTTCGTAATGACAGACATAGATTTAAACTATTATATTGGTTGGATATACACATTAATTTCATATTTATATGAAATATTAAAAGTTATGATATGAATGGGGTTCTATGTCTAAAGAAGATAAAGTGAAAAAACAATTTACAAAAAGTGATAAAGCTAAACGAGGCTGGTGGGCAAGCGTTGTATTTATGGCGCTGATTTGTGAGCTTATATATTTCTTATCAACAACAAAAATTGTAGAAGAAAACCGTGATATATTAATTGGAATTATTGGAATGCTCACAGGTAGTATATCTTCAATGTTGGCAATAGCTAGTGGTAGAGACCCATCAGAAGTTGAAGAACTCAAAGATGAATTATCCAGCGCAAATTCTGATCGTGCTGCTTTAATAGCACGCCTGAGAGATTCGCAAATTCAAATGCAGCTGCTAAGAGAACAAATATTTGAATTACAAAATGCAGTCATTAATAAACTATCAATGTTTAGTAGAGGAGACAAACCAATAAAAACAAAAGACGCGTCAGAAGTTATTCTTCACGACGAAGTAAATCAATGGTTACCTAAGATTGAAGATTGAAAGATACTTGATATTCAAATAAAGAAATATTAGTAGCACTAGTAATTGGAGACCACTCACTTGAAGATGAATTATACTGTAAATAATCTCCATTACTTGGAGTACTTCCAATATCACTTAAATTCGTTAAAGCAACAGAAACTTCTCTGCTAATGTCGGGAGATTGACCTGCAACTTTTAATTTATTATGACTCACTGAATAATCTCCGCTAATGTAGTTTTATTATCTCAATATATAATTATACATCTAAAATATTAACTATTCCACCATCCATCAAAAAGCCAAAAGATATTTGTTCATGGTGCTATTGGACGAACTGCGTTCATAAACAAAAGTATTGATAATATACATCATTTTAATGACTTTCTATTTTTGTTTTAAAATTACAGCCTATAGTATTTTCGTTTTACAGATATCAACTAATTACACCACGCCAGTAAACTGTGGCAAATTCTCCTGATGTTTTTGATACTTGTGGTAGTTGTGGAATTAAATAACCAAAGTATTTATCATTTTCATTAGCTACTTTAATAAGATTTCCATCAACAGTTATTGGGTAAAACTCACCATTCCAATCAAATTTTAGCTTTGCACATGTAACACCACTAATATGTATTTTTGCATAATAAATTTGAGTATCTTCGTCTTGATAACTATTAGCAACAACACCTACAATTAATGAATGATCTATATTATCAAATGGAGTAACAAGTGGGCCATTTTTTTTGACAATTGTGCCTACTTCTAAAAGATCTGCTGTTTTAAACGTACAAAAAGCCATAATTATATTCCTTTAATTTAATCTATATACTGCAATTGCTTGCGAGTTAATTGTTGAACCGCCTATTGTTTGTGCTGCATTAGCAGTAACAACTGGGTAAACAAATTGGTTTGAACCTGCGCTGTGTGAAGCAATTGCGTAAAAAGCGCGACTAGGAGAATTATATGAACAATAAGAATAATTGCCAGACACAGAAGCACTTGAACTTGATCCTGGACTCCATTTAAGTTGACTATATCCAGAAGAACTATTCCAGGATGGGTTAGGATGGTGTTCAAAAAAATAATTACCTGCTGGTATATAAACTTGTGCAGTCACTCTTGAATTGCCACTTGCATATTGAACTTCTGGTGCAGTTGCAGTTGTCCCGATGTCATTGCTTACTAATGTAACAGGTGCTCCTCTATTGTCAATGTATTGAGTTACCCATCCATAAGCTGTAACGCCATAGTTGCCTGATGTTGTTGTATTTTGTACATAGAAATATTCGTCAAGAGTAGTAGTATTTGATGTTGAAATTGTATTGAAGTCATAACTATTAGATAAACCTGTTATTGTTTCGCCGCTACTAGGTGTATCGCTAATTAAGTCTACTATTTTCAATTCAATGTTATTTGAAGAGTCTGGAGTAATATTATTTACTTTTTCGTTTTTATATGTCATGTTTTAACCTGCATTACAAATAAGTGTCCGTATTTTGATTGATTCGAGGTCGTAGTACTATTTGCTGATGAGATTGTATCTATATTTAAGAAAATAGTAGATGTTGAAGTTAGAGAAAGCATTGCAACAGACTCATAAGGATATGAACCTCCGCTTGCAATGTCATCATAGCTAGCGCCAAGTATGCCGTAGTATGATGCTGCGGTTTTAAATCTATAGGTCATATTAGGATTAGCACTAGATGTAAAATCTCCAACACAGGTACCTCTTATATAGTATTTACCTGCTGGCAGTGTAACACTTTCATACCAATTAGTCTCTCCACTTAACAAGTTAAGTGTAGCTCCTGGTATTTGATTAAAAGGACTTGATGAATAGAAGCAAACCTTGTCATTTAATGACAGGGTTTTTGGGTAATTACTTGTTCCGCCATCACCAATAAAAATACTAGGCGCACCAGTACCAGGCGTATTCGTAACAACAAAGTCACTACCATTATATACCAAGTATGTTCCTGCAGCTAATGTACCACTTAAATCATCTAGATTTGAAATATTTAAAGTTATATTACCAGAAGAGTTTGGTTTTTGCGATGAAACTGTTGTTGTATTGTAAGTCACTATAAACCTCATTTTTTTTGCCACTAATACTAAGTATTAAAAAAATACTTTATTTTAATGACTTTCTATCTTAACATTAATTATTTGTGCCACCAATCATCTAAAGAGCCAAAGATTATATTTTCGTAAAGACTGTCAGGTATACTTCCTACGCAATCGTAACTAAACCACTCACCTTCAAGGCGATATCTACCTAGTCTCTCGTGAACAATTTTTTCTTTCCACCCTTCTTTTTCAAAAGAAGCTATTAATTTAAGCTTATTAGGATTACCAGTTTGAAGCTGTTTTAATCTTTTTTGCGGATTTTTAGATCTACCTATTTTTATCATTCCAGTTACATCTGACTGAATTATGTATAAATCGTCATTATTCATTTTATCTCTCATAATTATACTTAAATATAAAACTAAAGGTATTATATGATTATTATAGCAGAAAACAAAAAAAACCATTATTTAATTAAAAAATTTTTAATAGAAACAGGAATGGAAAAAGATAGTGCCAAAAGACACTTCGGGTTAGAGCCAGTCTCAAATATACCATCAGGTGACAATCCCGAGCAATACGTAAAATTAGGTCTAAAACCCATCAGTAGCCAAAACATCCATACTGATACAGAAGTGATTAAGCCTCACAATAGGAAATTTCAAGAGTTAGTTAAAAAAAATCAGAGGTACAGTAAGTTGACAGACCTTGCTAAAAAGGGCTTTTTAACTTTTGGAATGATCGTGACTCTTTTTAGCGCTATATCAAGCGAAAAGCATGCTACTGATAAAATACACCCTTCATCTCAAAAAATAATTGAAGATGCTGTCGAAGAAGAAATGATTTCTAGAAATCCAGACAATGTTAAAGAGATTGAGTTCACTTTTGACGTCATGCAACAAAACAATGTTGAACAACAAAATAATGTTGAAAGTGTAATTATAGATTACGAAAAAGCTATCCCTTTTGACGAAATAATAGACTTAATAATTAAACATGAAAATTTTAGATCAACACCTTATCCAGACCATAAGCAATGGAGTATTGGATATGGTTCAAGAGTTTCAGATAAAAGTGGTAGTTTTATTAACAAAGCTAAACACAACAAACTTCGACCAAAGTATAATAAGCTTTATAGAAAATATCAAAGAACAGGAAGCAGATTAGATCTAGATAAACTTTTAAGATGGACAAATAAAAGTTATGTTGGCAGTTGGTATAAAGATTTACATAATTTAAGTGGAAATACAAAAAAAGCTACTGTGACGCCTCTCACAATTGCGCAAGGAAAAGTAATGTTAGTTAAACATTTAAAAAATGAGCTATCAAGACTTCAAGCAAATGCTGACTTTAATATTAATGAAATGCCTACAAATATCCAGAAAGCTCTATCAGACATGGCTTATAATATGGGTGGTGCTTTTATTGTTAAGTTTAAAAAGTTTCATAAATGTTTAACATTAATAGACAAAATACAGAAAAAGAAAAACATTACAAAAATAGATCAAGACGTATTAGAAGACTTATTTGTTGAAGCAAGTCAAGAAATACAAAGTTCTTTATACTTTAAAGAACTTCCTACAAGAGCTTCAACAAATATAAAACTAGTACAGAATGCAATAGAAAACTTTAAAATTATTGACAAAAACTTTCAAAATGAATCACTTAGAAAAGTATATAAACACTTGTTTGTGTAGGGCATTAAAAAGAAAAAGAATTTAATCCTGTTAACACTTTATCATCAACCACTATTATCTAATCATAAAGATTATAGATTTAATCTAGAAGTAAACGTCAGAACAATATTGATATATTATTAAAACAAAACTAGCTTACACATAATAAACTTCTAATTTTCTTCTGTTAACTTGATTAAATTGTCAATTTGACCTAGCGCGTAGTCTTTATTATACTTCTTAGTAGACATATTTGCTACTCCAAAAAAAGAAAGAACTTCTGTAGAGATGCCAATTTCAATACCTTTACTTGCCATTGCATGCTGGAGCTCAGAATAATGTTCAATATCATATACTTTACCTTCGAAAACAACTTCTCCTGCTTTAATTGTTTTTTTCATTTTTTTAAATAATTTAATTGCGCTATCTTTTTCTAAATTTTTACTTTCTAAAAACACATGCAATGTCTCTATTCTTTCTTCAAGACTATGCAAATATTGATCCCAACGAGTAGACTCTATTTCTAATTTAAATTTACCGTCTTCTAAAGGACTAATTCCACCGCCGCCAATTAACATATTAACAAGCAAGGATGCATTTTTTATCATTTTACTTTTACCCTCACTGTTTAAATCATCTAAATTGTTTATTTCTAAATCATATAATGCATTTGTTCTTTTTAATAAAAACTTTACAACATCTTTTAGACTAAATATTTTTTGATTTTTATCATTCATATCTTTAACAAAACCATAGTAAGCATCATTTGAATTTTGTCTAGCATCATCAATGTTCATACTTAAAGCATGCCCTAATTCATGCATGATTATTTCTAACGTTGCCGAATCTGATAATAATATTAGACCTCCATGAGAACCAGGCTTTACTTCTGTTAACTCAATACTTACTCCTTTCAAATCGGAATCTTTAATAGTTCTAGCTATTGCTTGATTAAAAAATTCTTTAAAAAAATAATAAGGATAAGTTAGCCCTACTTCTTTTTTGTTTTCTATTTTTTTAAATATTATATTTGATATTTTTTTCAATATGTTCTGTTTTAAGTCGGGAAGCTCTTTGTTGTCTTTTGTTACTTTTAGATTTTTTTCAAAAAATATTTTTGTAATTTGATTTGCATATTCTTTATACTTTTGTGGATCCATTTTACCAACATATAAGTCAAACTCGCTTGTTATATTGATTTTTTTAAGATCATTTGATTTACTTTTGTTTATTTCTGTAATTGCATTATATATCTTTTCAGTTGCAGCTTCACTAGAGTCATGCCCTAGACAGTGAGCAGTCACTTTAGTATACATACCTGGAAATAATTTTACTATATTCTTATCTTCTAAATCATTATATCCTTTTTCAAAAGCCTTTAAGAACATTTTGTTAATTTCTTGTTCGTTTTTACCACCAAAAACTTTATTTAAAATACCGCTTTCATCATTTAAATCATTAGGACTAAGTCCATCCATTCTAGTAAAAACTTCACAAGCTTTTTTATAATTTTCAAGGCTAACGTTAACACCTACACCTTCACCTCTGTCTGCAACTTGTTGATACGTAGGGACAGGTTGTTTATACGTATGGACAGGGGTATCCGCGTGTGCTGTGCCTGTTAGTGACATTCCTTTCATCAACAACAAAGGAAATATTATAGAATTTTTAATTCCTTTCTCTCTTAATCTCTTTAAAAAGTTTTCATTTATTAAATTGTTTTTCAATAAACTTACTTCAAGAAGACATACTTTTTCTTCTACTAATAAAAAATTATTCCATTCTTTTACTAATACCTTATACTCTTGTCTTTTCATTTATTTAATCCTTGAATTCTAAGCTAATATATTAATCATTTTCTAAATAATTTAATATATCATCACAATTTTAATAACTAGCTTAAGCCTTTTTATAGAAAATTCTATAAACTTTACGTATGATACAAAACCGTCAGAAGACATCTTAACAAATGACTTAGTTGTCAAGTCTAACTTGGTTTACGAATGGTGATTAGTCGATAGTGTGATGACTTTAGTCAATATAAAATTTAAAGTCTTTATATAATTCCATTTCACCTTTAAGATACTTAAAATATTCAGCATCTTTTTCGCCTATTACACTAAAATCATCTAAGTTTTCATGGGCATCCTCTATTATTGCTAAATGTCTTTCAATACTTTTGATTATACTTAGTTTTATTTTACTCGGGTTTTTATCACCTTTTAACTGCTTCAACAGGTCTTTAGCAGCTTTTATTGTCTCTTTTAATTCTGCTTTGTTCCAATTATGTCTAGTCATAGTTTCTACAGTTTTTTCAGCAGCAGCTGGGTTATCCATAGAATTTGTATTAATATCAAGTTTATTGCATGCAGCAGCCATGCTAAACAGAGAAACAGCAATTGCACCTTTTAAACCTAACCTTCCATATTCTTCAGCAAAGTCTTGCATAAAACCTTCACTAATTGTTTTTTTATCCAGACTTTTTAATAACTCTTCTCTTATAATTGCTCTTAGCTGACTTTCTTTTATTAACATAATTTACCTCATTTATAATATTAATATATATTAATCATTTTCTAAATAATTTAATATATCATCACAATTTTTTAACTGCTTTATTCTTTCTATTGACGCGTCACCACAATTAGAAATATGCTCAAATGCGCCACGATGTAATCCCATACAATCAGTTACTACATTCAAAATCTGCTCACACTCAGACTTTGACGCATCAATCTTCTTATACGTTCTACTACAAGAAACTGCAGATGCAACAAAAAATACAACACATATCATTATTTTCTTAAACATTGTAAACTCACTAAAACTCTTATAATATAAATATTATGCATTACTCAATAACACAAACACAATTAACTTGTATAAACATTCTTATTAGATCTCTCCAAGAAGCTATCAATAGAAACTGTTTCGACGATGATGAAATGACAAGAATACATAAAACTATAGACAAACTAAATAATGTTTAAAACATCACAGCGTTATGCTCAAAAGGTTATAACCTAAATCTTTTTCTAAATCTTTGATATAATTTAAAATTTCTGGCTCCTCTTTATAAAAGGCATACATTAAAACACTATCAACTTCACTCCAGTCATTTGACAACTCTTCGCCTGAATTTATCATATTTTCTAATGAACCATACTGATACATTTTATTAGAACCTAACGGTCTATACATTAATGGCAAATCATCATTATCCTTGTCAATCATTCCTTCTAGATTGTCTTTCCCATCTATACCATCACCTACCATATCACTTATTGTTAAATCATTAAAACTCATTTTTACGCTATTCAAATTAAACTCAGAATCAGCTCTTCTTGCATACCTTTCCCATACCTTTTTAGCGTCATCAGATACACTCATCCTGTCACTCATTAACGCTCCATTAAAACGACAACTTATAATCTCTAACCCAATCTCATACAACAAAGGCCCAAACCCACCCGCAACCTCAGATTTCTTCACTTGATAAGATTCTCTACTATTACCTCTATTATCATTAACAAAAACATCTTTGTCAATAAGTCTATATCTTCCAGACTCATCTTTTATTTTATTAAAATATACAAAATTTGTTCTACCCAAATTATCAGAACCATAATTTAAAATCTGGACTCGTAACATTTTCGTATCATGCTCGAAAACGTCAACACTTAATTTAATATCTTTACCTGTCTCTTCTCTTAACATTTTTATTCTGTCAACTAAAGACTTAATCTTATTAATCCCACTAATATCAACTGGCGACTCGTTTAAATACTTATTCCAACTCTCAACGAGAATATTCCACTCTTTACGATTCATAATTTTACTCGCTTTTTAGAATCTAAATCTATATAATATCAAAATCTAATATAACAATATCACTTGGACTAGGATTGTCAACAATCTTTACTCCAAAGTTATCGTCATGCATATCACTTGTACTAATATAACCAAAAGCAGCTGATAATCTTTTAAAATCTTCATAAAACATTACATCTTCTATATCTTTAACATTTGCAAAATTACTAGCAGCATCATGAAACATCACATTACTTATTTTTGGCAATATTTTATCTAATTTACCAGAATTATCAAAATTACTAGTAACTTTTTTTAATTTGTCACTAGCAACTTCTTTACCTTGTCTTTCTGGAGAATTCCTGTTAAACATCAACATCTCTCTATACTTTTCTTCATCATCTTTACGATATGTATTTCTCCTCATTTCCGGAAGTCTTGTCATATAAACACACATCATTATAGTACTAACTACAAACTCTTTAAAACTCTTTGATGAACTCTTTGCTCTATTTTTGTCACCATGATCTAACACGTTCCAAAATGTAGGAAAAACGTTCTTCAATATTGTTATATCTTCAATGTCACTCAAAGGTCTAACTTTTTCACAAATATACCAATAAGGCTTTTCATTGACTCTATCATACCCAAAAACTTTAATAAATATATCTGCAGCTGCACCACTATGCGCCTTAGTCAAACACATGTTTATCTCTTTCTCATTAGTTTCAGCTCCCATAGGGTTCATTGCTATTTTTAAAACCCACGGCTTCCCACTTATAGAAAATCCACTTCTAAAAGCACCCGAATTTAAAAGCTCAATCCTCGGCTTATTACTATATGCAACATTCTCTAACTCCCCATAAATATAATGAGGCAAATCTTCTATACCCCCACTATAATCATCACTTTCTAAATGAATTCTTAAATCCCTACTTACTTTATCTAACTTCTCACCAATAATGTCTGTTTCAGACCCATCACTAGAATTCATAATTTCTAACAAGAAATCTTTTATATACACTTCTAATAACATACGTTAACTCTCGTTTAATTCTATATTATAACTCTATATATTTAATCAAACCACAAATTCTAACTTAACAGGAGTATTATGATTAATAAAAATATAACCCAAAGAAAATTAGATTTATTGCTTTTACTTGATTGATTACAAGAAGAAACTGCTACACCACTTTCCTGTCTGTCTTCTTGAGAACCATTTGCGCCAATATTCTCCTCTAATAAATTGTTTCCTCCACTTTCTCTACCACCAACACTTTCTTCAACAATACTTCCGCCTACTACTTCTTCAAACACACTTCTAACACATTGCTGTCCTTGCTCATTTGCAACGCACTCTTGACCAGCAGGACAACTAATAGAATCACATCCACTCCATATACACTCGCCTCTTTTACATATCATCCCTTCACCACACTCAATACCTCCACAAATATCTTCTACACACTCACCTGTAATACACACAAGGTCATTAGGACACTCGATACCACCACAAAGATCTTCTATACATAAACCATCAACACAACTAGTAAACAATGGACAACTTATCTGTGCGCAAGAAGGAATACACTGCCCACCCCTACAGAAATCACCTGCTTCACAATTAATACCACTACAAGCATCTGGAATACACTCTACACCATCACAAATACCCCCAGTTTCACATCCTGTATATACACAGCTATTAGGTACACACGCTCCCTCCCAACATCTATTACCACTACTTTCACATTCAACACCTTCACAAAGATCAACACACATTAAACTTTGCTCTTCACAAACTTCACCTCTAACACACTCTACCCCAACACACGGCGGTAAACAGATATTACGCCTCCGATCACATCGATGATCAGCTAAAAAACACTCATCTCTACACACTTCTCGACATTCTCCTTCAAAACACGCACTATTTTCTCCACAAAGATCACCTTCATCTACAATACCATCACAATCGTTATCTATACCCTCACATCTCTCAATAGCACTCTCACCACAAAGACCACATGCATTTGCAAACCCCTCATCAATAATCCCATCACAATCATTGTCTATAATATCACATATCTCAATATCTGGCGCACGATTCGGCACACATATAACTTCACCATTAATACAACTTTCAATTCCTCTAGCACAAATCCCACCCTGACCAGTTGCGCATAACTGATTCGCTGTACCTCCATCTACATAAGCTTCGTCTGTAATTGCATCACAATCATTATCTATACCATCACAAACATCTTCCATTCCATCTGGTACACAGATTAAATCGTCACAAAGATCACCTATTTGATCTCCATCATCATCGATCTGATCAGGGTTAGGGACATCAATGCAATTATCACAGGCATCACCCACACCATCCATGTCGAGGTCAGCTTGATCAGGATTAGCTACTAGAGGACAGTTGTCTTCGGTCGCACAAAGCCCATCTTCATCTTCGTCGAGTAAACAGACACCTCCAAGAGATCTCAAAAGAATAAGCAGCGCATAAGAAGTTGCTTGTACACCGTTATGTCCACCCCAACACGAGATATTACCAGCACACCATTTTCCGTTACCACTTTGGTCTTCTGTCAGGAAGTAAGCATAATCAAAATACCAACGTGCTGACTCTTCTGGAAAACCTACTGAGGCAGGATCTAATGTACCACCAATTTGATCTGAGTAAAGGGCACCCGCTTGATTACCTATAGAGACTTCAAACGCTTTGGCACTCGCCCACATGTAATAGTAGTAGCTACTATCAGATCCGCCGCGACCTTGATTATTATAGGTATAATTAGATTGAAGCCAACTAAGAGCCGACTGAACATTCCCGTCTTCTACCGGTGTACCAGAGAGTAGATAGGTCCATGCACCTGAAGCGCTCATAGCATGATCATTATTGCTAGGACTTGAATAACCATGCGACCCATTACCGGATTTAGTACTATTGATAAAACCAAGTGCATTAGGCAGGGTATTATTTGAACCGGGGATTACGGTTTCTGCGGCATGTAAGCCCGCCATTGCGAACTGTGTTGTCGACATATCAGCTCGAGGGCTACCTACGTTATATCCAAAACCGCCGCCCGACGCATTTTGCAAGGCCTTGAGGTTGTTGACGGCATTTTGAATACCTTGTGTAACGGTTACCCCTGCTCCAACATTATCTGGACCTCCTGTATGTTTATATGTACTCATCGCCATTAAACAAGCACCGGTATCATAAGCTTCGGCATTACCATTTTCAATTCCACCGATCGACTGAATACAGTAGCGTATACCGTTACGCACAACCTCTTGATCGGCGGGATTCATATTTTGGTAACCTTGAGGTTGAGCATTCCAGTCTGCGCTCGCTCTTTTTTCTAAAAAGCAGAGCACTGCTAAACCGGTTGGACGTCCCCAACCCCCATTCCCATCTTGATTAGCACGTAACCAACTAATCCCACGATCGATAGATTCATTTACTCTCTCACCAAAAGGAGTAACCAACGCTGCCGCTTCAAAAGTAAAAACACCTAAAAAAAAGCTTAAAAAACAAACGAAAGAAACAAGCTTCTTATTAATACTCCTCTTATATTCTCTAAACATCTTACAATAACTCCTGTAGAATCTTTATTATATCTTTACATATTATATCAAGTATGATTAAAAGATTAACTACAAGTTAAAACAAACGTCATGACTCAAGAGACGCCCAGCTCGACCAAAATTAATTAAATTTATCGTTTATTACTTTATGCTTTTATTATAAACATAATCTACGTATTTAGTAAAACATCAAAAAAAATTTTATTCTTCCAACTTCCACTTCACCTCGCCATAATCACTTTCCCACACTATTCCCACGTAATTATACCCAAATGATCAAAACTCACACTACCCCAATAATCACCGAACAGAATCTCCTGGTTTACCTGATAAATTGGCTAACGACACATGGAATCTCCTTTGCGGATTCTCTTTCTTCCACAAATTCTCGGGACCTCCAACTAATTTCATCACTTTGTTTAAGTACTCTTCAACATCTTTATGATTATCTACCCATGCAACATAAGATATCCTTCCCGTTTCGAGATCTTCTCTTTTTTCCCAAGTGTCATTCAATTTAATAGACGGCGGCACAATTTCATTACCCTCATCATCTTTTAATTCCGGTACACCATTCTTCGGAAAAAGTGTTTTAAGCGCCTTTTTGAAAGGTTTTAAAACACTTTGATGAGCTAAAGTAACATGAAGATTTTCTTCCGGTAACAAAATCACAGGCTTCTTAGATACTTCTGTTTCTTTAGGAAAATCTTCTTGTCCGGTAATATCTCGCGCTTGTTCAATAATCCCGATCGAGTTTATTTTTAAAATTCCAGAAAATTTGACCTTGACCGAGCCGCCAGTTTGCTCTTCACCCCCACTGCCAGATGAAATTCCCCCTTCTGTTAATATTTCTTGTATGTATTCTCTTAATAGTCTCATTTTAACACTCCTCTACTCTTTGTTCATTATCTATATATTAAACAAAATCTCGAAAAACGTCTTAACACTCATCAACTTCCATCTCCTAACCTACCCAGCCTCAACTTCCACTTCACCTCTTCACAATCACTCTCCCACGCTATTCCCACATCCACATCATCACACCCTCCCCACTCTTCAACTCCAATACCCGTACAAGCGCGCACCCTCACTTTTATCGCATCACACACCTTCTTCTCACCCAAATTATCAAATCTCTCCCCACCCCAATAATCACCACAACTCAACAAAAAAAATATCAAAAAATAAGCAATTCGACTCACAATAAATACCCCTTCAAATAAATCAAATCTACCTATTAACTCAACACCCAAAGATACACCTAAATTCTAAAAAGTTTTCCAATTTTTCTCCCGAAGTTTTTTTCACAAATTACACAAATTACTTCCGCACAAATATAACATATTTTTTTATATTTGTGCGGTCAAGTGTATTATGTTACGTCTGTGCCTTGAGAGACACCCAACTCGAGTTAAATCCCACAATAATCAAAAATTAGATCTTCCATCTCTCTCTATTGCAGCATTAATAACAGGCCTAAGCTCCTCCAAATATGCTTCCCTAGTAATCTCACCTCTCTTAAAGGCTTCTTGCGCACGAATTGCATCGTCATAGCCATCAACCCTATCAGTCTCAAAGCTATGTATCATCAACATCTCCTCTAACTCTTCTAAACGCACATTACTAACTTCAACTTCACCATACGCCCCATATCCCGTATACTCATCAGACTCGTCGTACGGTAGGTTTTCACTTATTACTCTTCTTATTACTCTTCTTAATATACTTTCAGTTATTCTCATATTAAATCCTCGTTAAATTATGTTCATAATCTATATATTCAATTAAATCACAAAATAAAACTTAACATACATAAACGTCATGACACTAGAGACACCCAGCTCGAGAACTCTAGTTTTTATATTTAGCTTTCTTTTTACCATCTTTTGAATACTGTATTTCGTCGTTCCATCTCCAACTTTCTGCTCCAGATGAAGGACCAAGAACTTTTGTATTAATTAGTTCTTTATCTAATAATACTTCAAAAAGCTTAAGATATAGTCTTTCAATAAAAAATTCATAATTGTTTTCACTACTAGACTTATTTTTAATTATAGATTTAAGCCACTTAATAGCATTATATTTACCATTTGTATTCTTTTTAAAATCATTGTTTTTTGCAAACTGGAAGTACTCGTTACAAACTCTTTCAGCCTTCAATCTTTTAACTATACCCGTTCTAGCTTCAATATATTCAGGATAATCTTTCGCATGCTTAGCAATATCATTTTTGCCAACTTCACCAATTTTCTTAACAGCTTTTTTAAAGCTTTCTTTCGCACTACTTAAAATCGACTCGTTCAAATTAATCGATTCATTTTCTGCAATCACACTTCTTATTATTCTTCTTAGTCTACTCTCAGTTATACGCATTCTTAAGTCTCTCTTTTTTCACATATTATATAAATCTATTTATCTCTGAAATGGTAAAAGTTATCCAAAATTTCTCCCGAAGTTTTTTTCGAAAATTCGGTGTATTCAGATGTGTGCTTCACACAAATATAATATATTTTTTATATTTGTGCGGTCAAGTGTATTATGTTACGTCTGTGACCCAAGAGACACCCAGCTCAATCAACATTGTTACTACTTTATCTATTGGTACCAAATACATCTTTATTATATAGTTTTTTAAATAAATCTGCACCTTCATAACAAGCTTGATCTAGATCATCTTCGTGATATTTAAGCATTCTAGTCCACATCACTTCATTAGGACAACTACCACTGTAACTTAATAAGTCATCTCTAACAATCAACACCCCTAATACATAATCAATATGGATCACGATGTCTTCTATACGCATCATTTATAATTTCATCAGCAAATTTCGCCAAGCCAGCATTTAAACACATTTTTTTATAGTCGATCTCCAAAACTTCAGCATTCTCACTAGTCTGTTCATTATAGATTCTATTTGCAATCCTGTTAATTAAACTCTCAACTTCATAACCATGTTCTTCTTTTAACTCAGTATAACTCGTTATATGATCATATTTTCTCGATACCTCTGCCAATATTTGTCTTATCACTCGCCTTAATCTACTCTCAGCTATTCTCATACTTAAAATTCTTTCTATTAATATCTCTAAATATAACTCTAATTATCAAAAAGTTTTCGAAAATTTCTCGCGAAGTTTTTTTCACTAAAACTGAAAATACTATTTAAAATAAGTGCCGCAAACTTTCATACGTCGTGACGCAAGAGATACCCAGCTCGACAAAGATTATCTAGTATATTCGTACCAAGGAAGCTCTTCATCTTTTCTTTTTTGCTCAGCTTTTTTCCTGCGCTTTAAATAATCAGCTTGCTGTTTTTCGTTATACCTTCTTATATTACCAGCCTCTTTTCTATCAAATATCTTATGATTATGAGGATTTTGTTCAATTACAAAATAATTACTCGTGTCAACCGTTGAATGATTGCCTGGCTTTTCATATATTAAACAAGATAACAACTTATCATTTCCAGATTTTATCACACCAACAATCGCCATCTCTCCAGATTTCATTTGTTTTAATGCTTTTTTGTCTTTAGCACCAAAATTAACTTTTAACTTTCCATTTTCTATTAGCAAACCAACAGTCGCTGTAAACATTAAATTAAGTCTTGACATCTCATCAGCATCTGCAGCAGGTACGCTTGATATGTTAGAAAGAATAGATGTTAACTCGCCCTCAGAAATTCCTCTATCTTGAAATTTAGTTAAATTATATACAACACTATCGTTACTATTTATATCAACATGAGAAATACCAAAGTCGCTTAGACATTCATATGAAATCTTTGATAAACTTCTTTTTTTAATTTTTTCTGTTGCTTCCACCCAATCAGAATACCAACTATGTGATCCACCATCACTTTCTTTTATTACTTGACGAATTATCTTTCTTAGCTTGCTCTCAGTTATTCTCATATTTAAAACCTTACTTTGAAAATATTATATAATTCTATTTATCACTTAAAATGTCAAAAGTTTTCGAAAATTTCTCCCGAAGTTTTTTGACCAAAACTGAAATATTACTTTTTATAAAAAGCGCCGCAAACGTCTTTTACGTCTGTGACTCAAGAGACACACAGCTCGACTAAAAACCTATCGCTTTTATAGCTTTCTTGTTAGACATTTTCTCAAATGCACGAAATACCAAACTGTACTTCTTTTTCAGATCAGGACTTTTCTCAAATAGTGCCAAAACTTCTTTCATTATTTCATCACCAGCTTCACCCATTTTTTCGAACTTTTCAATATAATCTGATAGTATATTCTGCCCACCAAAAGGATTTGCTCTAAGCTTTTTTACTAACTCGTCTTGCTCTTTTTGCAAATTTCCTACTCCTTCAATTTCTAAATCAGCTTTACTTTCTTTGCTCTGAGTCTGACTAATAGTATCATTCATTTGACTTATAAAACCTTTGGCATTTGCTGTACCACTTAACGCTAACATCACTAATCCTATCGCAGCACCTTTACTAACTTTACCAGACAAATCTTGCAAAACACCTTCAACTATCAATGACTCGTTTAAAATGTTATTACTCTTCATCAACTCTTCACTTATTATTCTTCTCAATCTACTCTCAGTTATACGCATCTTTCAATCTCTCTTTCTTGTATTATAAATATATATCAAAAAGTTATCCAAAAACTCTCCCGAAATTTTTTTGACAAAATCGATAATTTCTCTTTCTCAACTGAAAAACTATTTGGTACACAATTCTCACTTTACACACGATATATCCAGATGTGTTCTTTCACACAAATATATTATATTTTTTTATATT